GATATGGTGCATGAAATATCGATGAGCGCGTTATAATAAGATATTTAAATTGGGTTATAATAATAACATGGAATCGTTATGCGATTTTCCTGCAACTATTGTTAGAATAAAGACATTGGTTGATGGTGGTATCAGGATTGAGTTTGATTTACCGGAGACGCAGGGTGTTGCGCTATCTACTATGCATGGAGGTACACCCCCACGCGTGTGGGGAAAACGCGTCATATCCACTGGGATAAGGTAATGCTCTGCTAAATATAAATGGCTGGTGGATGAGTAAAAGGGCTTTGGATAATCTAATGCTTTATGAGTGGCCGCAATGAATGAATTTGAACCGCTTTCTCTTACTCGCCAAGAGTTGATAGAAATGGATTATGGGCAGAAGCAGGATATGCTACTGATGATTGCTCAGCGTGTTCTGGATTTGAAGACAGAATTTGTATCAGTCAGCGGGCGTTATGCAGAAATTAAAGCAGAACTGGATGCACTGAAGCATGTCGCCAGCATGCTGCAGAGTGAATTAAGAGCGACACAGAGGTTGGGGTAAATGGGACTGACAAAGAAGCAGAAGGCGTTTGTAGAATATTACCTGCAGGATTGGAATGCTACGCAAGCAGCAATCAAGGCAGGTTATTCAAAACGTACTGCTGGTTCAATAGGTAATGAAAACCTATTAAAACCTGAAATCCAGTCAGAAATTCAGCGCCGATTATCTGAAATATGCATGTCTTCAGATGAGGTATTAACCGCCTTAGGCGATATTGGTCGTGCATCTATAGAAGATCTTATAGAAATCGATGATAGTGGCAGGATGCAGTTTGATTTTAAACGAGCCAAAGAAGAGAAAAAGCTTCACCTTATTAAATCTCTTATTCCAACCGCTCACGGCATACGTGTTGAACTCCACGACCGCATGAAAGCGCTCGAACTGCTGGGTAAACACCATAAGCTGTTTACTGACCAAATTGATGTTACTACAGAAGGTGAGCCAATCAATAAAGTTATTCGCATAGTAGTAAGTGATGATGATGATGATGGCGACGGCGTATGATTTTGAGCTACCAATCAAATCAGAGGAACATTTACAGGACTTTATCAACTTAGCTTTCGGGGTGAAGCTGCCTGATGTTCAGGTGTGCCCTAATCACTCAACCCCCTGGCAGGCGTTCTGCGACGCATACTTTGCACGCTATCCCGTGATTGTGATAAAGGCGTCGAGAGGCTTTGGCGGAAAATCATTTATGTTAGCTCTGCTTAGCCTTGTAGAGGCGCTGACACTTAAAGCTGATGTATCGCTTTTGGGTGGTTCAGGCGCGCAGTCAAAAATCATACTGGAGCATATGGCTAAATTTTGGAACTATAAAAGTGCGCCGCGCAGTCTGCTTGTTAGCGATATCCAGCAGGAAATGCGCTTTGCGTGGGGCAATAAAGTTAGAGCGCTGATGGCTTCGCAAACCAGCGTCAGAGGACCGCATAACCCCAGACTGCGCTGCGATGAAATTGATGAAATGGACATTCGTATTCTTGACGCCGCATTGGGTCAGCCGATGAGCACTGATGCTGTGCCAGCGCAGACCATATTATCCAGCACGCACCAAAATGCGGATGGAACGATGACAGAGATCCTTAGGCGTGCAGCAGTTAATGGTTATAAAGTGCACGAATGGTGCTGGCGGGAAGCGTCTGCTCAGCCGAACGGCTGGTTGACACAGGAAGAAATAGAACGAAAGCGCTCAGAAGTTTCGGCGACTATGTGGGCGGTGGAGTACGACCTGCAGGAGCCGTCTCCAGAGAGCAGGGCAATTATGCCCGAAAAGGTTGAGATGATGTTTCGACCAGAGCTTGGCGTTTACGAGGGAAAGGCTCGAGAGTATATCGAGATAGAAGCACCGATACCGGGAGCGGCTTATGTAACTGGCGCTGACTGGGCGCGGAAGCAGGACTGGACAATTATTATAACGATGAGAACCGATATAAGACCGATGAAGATTGTAACTTATGAGCGCATGGGCAGGCTGCCGTGGCCGGTGATGATAGAACGATTGGACTATGTAAATGAGCGCTATAAAGTGCAGACATCTGCGCATGACGGCACTGGATTGGGCGATGTGGTTAATGACTATTTAAAGACACAATCTGTGCCTGTAATTATGAGTGGCAGAACTCGGCAGGATATGCTATCTGAGTGTATATCTGCTATTGAGAATGAAGTCATTATCTCGCCAGATATAAGCTACTTTAAAAATGAGCTGAAGTATGCATCAGTGGATGATGTTTATGGCAGCGGACATTTGCCAGATAGCTTGTCTGCGCTGGCATTGGCATACCGCAATGTCGGTTACTCACATATGGGAGGGATTTACCTATGAACATTTTTGAGAGGATTTCATTAGCTGCACGTGTGGCTGTGCACGGAGAGAAGGCGCTGGCTACTATCCGCCCTACTTGGGATACGATGCAGCCGTCCTATTCGCCTATAAATTATGAGGCTATGGTGCGCTCTGGCTGGCGTAAAAACGAGCTGATTAATGCCTGCATTTCAAAGCGCGCTAATACTTCAAGCCAAGTATCACTTAGGGTTTACAAGGGAGATGCGCAGGTGGATGCCGACCATCCGCTGCAGAGGCTGCTGGCTAACCCATGCCCGTTTATGACCGAGTATGATTTTTGGTCATCGGTGAGTATATTTTTAGATTTAGCTGGTGTTGCTTATTATGAGATTGTTCGGAGTCCCGCTGGGTTACCAGTGCAGCTGTGGCCGTTACGACCAGACTGGACAGCACCAGTGCTGCGCGAGGGCGAGTTTATCGCTGCGTATGAGTATAAAGTGCCTGGTCGCGAGAAGATATTTTTAGAGCCTAAAGATGTGCTACGTTTTATGACATTCGACCCGCTAAATATATTTGTCACTGGCTACCCACGCGTTGCAGTGGCGGCCAGAGTTGGTGATATTGATAATGCGGCAACGGACTATATCAAGCTATTTTGGGAAAAGGGCGGCGTGCCAATGGGGCTGCTGACCACCAAACAAAAGCTGCGCGATGATGATGTGACCTTACTGCGCAAGCGCTGGACTGAACGCTATGGAGGTTTTGCTAATTGGCTTGAGCCCGCCATATTAGACCAAGACGCCTCCTATCAGCGCACGGGACTTACACTAACAGAGATGGGCTTTGACGCATTAGATGCTCGTTCAGAGGTGCGCATCTGTGCGGTGATGGATGTGCCGCCAATCTTGGTTGGCGCGAAGGTTGGGCTTGACCGCAGCACTTACTCTAACTATCAGGAAGCGCGACGGTCATGGTGGCAGGACTCGCTCATTCCGCAGTATGAGCATTATGATGATGTGATTAACGCTTCGCTATCTCCAGAATTTGGCGATGATATAAAAGCTAAATGGGACTTCTCGCATGTGCCAGCGCTGCAGGAAGACCAAAACCAAATCTGGATGAGGAGCAAGGAGGCACTGCAGAGCGGTGCTATCTCAATTAACGAGTTTCGCGAAATGGTCGGTTTAGAACCTATCAGCGGCGGCGATGTGCGTTTGATTAGTCTGGCTATAAATGAAATGCCTGCAAGACCTGTAAAATCTGCGGCTATACATGAAGCCAAACGGGATGATGAGGGAGATCTTCGGGAACGCTTGAAGCTCGAGAACATCATTGAGAAGGCAACCAAAGAGTTTTTGGATGAGGAACTGGAGCGCATTACCAAAAATATAAAGGGTGAACATGGCATTATTGGATAATGAATTTTGGATAAATGAACGGATGCTTTTAATTAGAGTTTTGTTCCCGCTTGTCTATAACACAATCCTTACAAGCGCTGAACGCAGCATCGCTAAACTTATAAGCGATATCGGCATTGGGGTTGACTGGGGGCTGGTAAACGAGGACGCGCTTGCATGGGCTAAGCGCTATGTCGGCGAGCAAATCACAAACATCAACGGTACAACCCAAAGATATGTGCAGAATGCGGTTTCAGAGTGGATTGGCTCAGGTCAGCATTTAGACGAGCTTACCGCGCAGTTAGAGCCGATGTTTGGCAAAACACGCGCGCAAATGATTGCATCTACTGAGGTAACGGATGCTTATGCGGAGGGCAATCTTATCACCTGGAAGGATAGCAAGGTTGTGCAGAAGAAAAGATGGATGACTGCCAGCGATGAACGCCTATGCCCGATATGTGAAAGCATGAGCGGGCAGGAGGTAGACATCAATGGAGTGTTTACCGATTTAAATGGTCAAACCTATGAACGACCAGCGGCGCATGTGCGTTGTCGCTGCTGGATGCAGCCTGTGGTGGAAGTATGACAGACACTACCATCGAAATTAAGGGACTGGATAAGGTCATCAAAAAGATGGATAAAATTGGCGATAAGGATGATTTTAGGAAGGCAACTAGAGAAGCTGTGCTGTATGTGCAGGGACGCGTGCCGCCATATCCACCGCCACCGCCGACATCAACCTATGTGCGGACTGGACAGTTGGGAAGATCCATAACATCGCTGCAGGGTGAGCATCCGAATGCACTCAGCAGGGTAGGTGAACTGGGCGGCGATATCGTAGGCATCATTGGAACGAACTTAGAGTATGCGCCTTACGTTATCGACAAG